CTTAGTTAAACCTTGAACACCTTGTGTACCTTGAACACCTTGTGTACCTTGAACACCTTGTGTACCTTGAACACCTTGTGTACCTTGAACACCTTGTGTACCTTGAACACCTTGTGTACCTTGTCTACCTTGGGTTCCTTGGGTTCCTTGAGTACCTTGAACACCTTGTGTACCTTGATTGTATAATTCTGTAAAATTATTATTGACTTTAGTAAAGGCAGTTCTAAGTTTATCACCTGTTCCATCATTTGCACTTGTTCCAACAGAAATAATTTGTTGCGGCATTTTAGTATTTCCCTTTTACAATAGATCGACCGATATTAGATTAGAATCTACACTGATTAATGATGAATCTACTCCTATAGAAGCATCTATTCTTGGATATTCTTCAATTGTAGTCGTAAATCCGAAATCGTCACCAACGTTGGCAGTTAGGGGATTAGGCTGAACCGTAATATTAACAAGTTGAGTAGAAGCTTCAATTGCACTGACATTATATTTAGCACGAGATACAACTCCTGAAATAACGCTATTAGCAACAAAGTCACCAGAAACATCGAACAGATATAGATTATTAGCAGTAGAATCCCACTTACTAACATAAGCACGTGCTGTTGCTTCATGGACTGATGTTCCTTGGTAAACTAGTTCTCCATACTTGTACTTTCCAGTTCCAGTACTGCATTCAATTTTTCTATTGGTACTTTGATAATTATCCGTAGCAACATTTGCAGTAACTTTCTTGATAAGTTTAATCTCACTTGTTGGTCCGATCATATATCCTTTCACTTCAAAATTCAATGACCAAGTTAGGACGCGAGTTGTTTCTGGATCGCCTTCGTAATTCTGCTCATAATTTATTGAATTGAATACGATAGGAACATCAAGTGGCAAACTTCCATTGTTTAAAAAATCAACAGTTAATGTGTAATCTGGTGTGAAGTATGGAAGAATTTGCTCAATAATTTGCAATCCATCTTCATTATTACGCACATACAAGTGTAGATTAAAGTCAAAATTATATGGGGATAATCTAACTTGATTTACTGTGCTAGCAGGGTATGTGTAAAAATTAGATATATGCGAAGAAGTTTTTCTCAATGGGTCATATGTAATTGCACCCATCTCAAATGCCATTCTTGGCAAGATTGTTTGAGTCGGATTGGCTAGATTAGGATCTTCAGTGATACGCTTATAAAATTTTTCCTTATTGGCATATGCCAGCGGGACATTTATTCTTTCTATTTCTGTAGTATTTGCAGCATCATATCTAACCAACCGAATATTATTAAACAGTGATCCAAACGCAACAACAAGTTTACGAACTGTTCTATGATAAAAATGATTTCCTGATAACATTATGGCTCACCAAAAGGATTTGTTTCAGTAAAATCAAGTATAGCATCAGCTTCCGTCTCAATTTTAAGATTATCATCGTATACAGTTGAGTTATCTTGTAGTACATTGTAACTTGCAAGCCTAAAGTATGCTGTTGATTCAGTACCAACAATATTAACATTACTCTGGAATGTTCCTTTGATATTTCTTAAATTAAGTTCTAATGTAGTTTTATCAAATGAAGAAACATAGGCAGAAGCATTTGCAGATGCATAATTAGCTCCCTGATAAACTGCCTCTCCAGCCTTGAATGATTTTGGTGAACCAATATCTTGTACAATATGTAGAACACTTGGTGTTGTTGTATTACAAATTATATCTATTTCTTCTATTCCTGTGTTTAATAACTCACCATTATACTTGAATGCCTCAAGAGATAGAGCATACATATATGGCTGAATCTTACCCAACTGGAAAAAGTTTTTTTCTTCTTCGACAAAACGAATTTCCATTAGTTTCTGTTGAACTGGGAGCCAGATTAAATCGCCTTCTTTTGGCAATCTTCTAACCTTGCTTCCAACAAATCTTTCAAATGTTCTTCTAGCAACTGCTACACGTGCAGTCTTATCAATATTCAAACCAAACTTTGAAAAGAATTCTTGTTGACCTTCAAAACTATTAAAGGTTTCCATATACATATCAAGTTTATATGCTATATTATAGCTTTTTACAGGATCATCGCCAAACAACGGATCGATCTGATCGTGCGAACTCATTGGAAGATAAAATATATCAATTCCGTGATTACGAATTGATTCGATGATCAAATCCTCAACAAGGAATTGTTCTCTTGTTGCGCCTTGATTATTGAAGTAGACACTAGTCGCCATCAACCAACCTCAAATGTAGGCGGTTCTTCGTATGTGTCGCGTAGTTTTTCTTCTAGAGCAAGTATTTCTGCAGCTGCTTCATCATATATTTGTTGACCATTAATGACCATACCACCAGGAAGCACATAATTGCCATACTTCTTTAAGTTTTCTCCCCACTGCTTTTTGATTAGCTGTGTTGCATAATCTTTTAGCCATGAATCGTTATAGACTTTTGTATAAGTGTCAGGATTAAGAACCTTCAAACACTCAATAAGCATATATTGACCTTCAGCTATTTCTGGTGCAGACCAATTCATATCAACATAAAGTTTACCCATTTTCTTATTAAATCTGATAGGATTTTCTCCTGTTAAAATCATTTCAAGCATACGAATATGAGAACGAGCGATCCAGTAATACTGATATGAAGAAGACGTAAAATCATAAAGTTCGTTCAATCTTAACTGATAATTTAAGTCAAAAATATTAAAATTTACGCCATTTCCGCCAATAGAAACAGAATCACCAACAACTGAAAACACTTTATTTACACCAATAACAGAGTCAGGAAGTTCAACATATGAATTTGCAATTATTCCTGCTGTCATTTGAATAGCAAGATAATCCTTTTCTGTGCCGTCAAAATGATAGTTGGCAAACATCTGCAGTGCATCGTCTATACGATCATCAACCTGATCATCGTCGACGTTGATATCAATAACTGGAAAACCTAGTCTGCGTAAGCAGTAGTCTTTTAGCTGTTCTTTTGATGCTGGTTTTGCCATTGATTCCTCTGATTATAGAGATTTATCTAATATTTAGTTATTAAGCAATTGGGTATGTTATTGTTAAAATTATGTAATCTGCAGATCCCCATGCCATTGGAATGGCAGCACCAACACTATTAGTTGCAGCATGTGTATATGCGGAAACTGTTGTTCCACCAGGAGAAACTAATGCTGACCCAACATAAAATTGATTTGGTGAATCTAGTATAAGGACAGATCCTAAACAATTGACCCAATCAGAAGATGCAGTAAATGGTAAACTGAAAGACCAAATTCCAGATCCAAATGTTGTTGTTGTTCCTGCAGTCATTTGAATTGTTACTGTGCACATTTTTCCTTGTACAACATAAGCTGCACTTAAGGTTCCGTTTCCTATTGCTGGATTAGTAGTTGATGCAGTCCAAGTTGTAGAATATGTTTGTGGAAGTTGTGTCTTGGCAGTATAATTATTAAATATTGACTCTTCAACAGAAAACTGTTTTGTATTTGTTGAACTTCTGATAAGATCTCCACCAGCTGAAACTCTTTTAATTGAACAGGCTGATGATATTGGTGTTCCGCTAACATTTATTGAAGTTTGTGTACTAATATTTCCTAATACCATATCATGAATTTGAACGAGCTCAACAATTTCTCCACTCCAATTATCAGGAGATCTTGTGAATAATCTGATTGAATCTGAAAGCAGATTTTGTAACGAACGACCCATACCACGAAGTGTCATATTTGTTAGCTGATGTCCGCGACTTCCTGTAGAATCAGCATTACCAGCACCATCATATTTACGAACAACAAATAACGATTGATTTTTATCACTTACTGCAGATTCAACATTAAATGTTACATCAATATTTTGAATAAAGCATGCAGCGGAGCTGGTTGGCATAAGCTGAAAGTCCATAGCAACCATTGCTTCATCTGCACTCTGATTGCCAGATCCACTATAACGACCAGTAGAAGTGTAATTTAATTTTATATTTTCCAGTCTTGAATAAAAAGTTGAACTACCATAAACTTTTAATAGAACGTCAGAAAAAGATCCACCTTGCTGAGAGTCTACCCAAACATCATGGTTTTTACAATTATAGATGAAGTAACTTCTACCAACATTTCTGAAATATAAGTTTCTTCCAAATAAATTGTCACCAGAAGTTTGACAATTTATTCCATAATAGCAAGATAATGTGCTAATGTTATTAAGCATAATATCTCTAACTCTATCAGCATCAGTTCCATCACCAGAATATACACCCTTTGTCATAAAACCAACCCAACCATATTTCATATCAATGTTCTGAATAGTTACACGTTTTGCACCATTACTCAAACAAATCCAAACGCACCCTTGAGTTCCATCTAGCACAGCATAACCAGATTCCAATCTAAAATTTTGTATGGATATATTTTGTGAAGTGTATATGTCAAAGCATCTCAAATATGATGTAGTTACAGATCCTGTTAAAATTTTACACCCATTACCATTAATAGTAACACCGTTACAATTAGATATTGTAATCAGATTCGTTCCAGTTCCGCTTGGCCAAACCTTATATGTTTTATTTGCCTCAAATACTAGAGTTCCGCCACCAAGTGTATTAATTCTTGCTGCAGCAGCTTGAATAGCTGCAGTATCGTCAGTTATTCCGTCTCCAACAGCACCAAAATCTTTAACGTTGACAATATCAGATAATTTGCTCTCAACTGTACGAGTTATAGCACTAGTGCCAGGATTAAGGAATGCAAGTTTATTAGATTGAATTGCCGCTGTTATTGCAACATTACTATCATATACAGTACCAGTACCAAGAAGAGCTGGACTTCCTTGAATCCCCTGTATTCCTTGCAATCCTTGAGTTCCCTGAGTTCCTTGTACTCCTTGTATACTAGTTCCTTGAGTTCCCTGAGTTCCTTGTACTCCTTGTATACTAGTTCCTTGAGTTCCCTGAGTTCCTTGTACTCCTTGTCTACCTTGAGTTCCCTGAGTTCCTTGTACTCCTTGTCTACCTTGAGTTCCTTGAGTTCCCTGTAATCCTTGGGTTCCTTGGGTTCCTTGAGTACCTTGAGTACCTTGAGTACCTTGAGTACCTTGAGCAGCACCAGCTAAACCTTGAGCACCTTGAGATCCAGCACCCTGTAAACCTTGTATTCCTTGAGTTCCTTGAGTTCCCTGTGTTGATCCAGCTATACCTTGAGTTCCTTGTACACTTGTTCCCTGTAAACCTTGTAAACCTTGTAAACCTTCAGTTCCTTGAGTTCCCTGAGTGCCTTGTGTTCCTTGGGATCCTTGTACAC